TTGCCTTTTCGGTTTGTCGGCCATTTGGGCCTCCTCTGGTTTCCCCGGTCGGATGATCCCGGCGGGGCAATACCGGATTATCCCACAATGGGGCCGTTCGATCAAATGCTATTTCGGAATACCTGGGTTGCAACAGACGCATACCGGGACGCGGGGGCCGGACCGGGCGGCGGCGGGCCTGTTGTGCCCAGGTTGTATTACTATACGTCTCCGCAACCGGCCCCGGCCGACCTCCCCTCGCGGGGTGGCCCCGCCCCCCATCAGTCTCTAAATCTGAAATATGCGGGGTCAGATGAAAGGGCCCCCTTCGCAGCGCAGCTGGGCGGAGCAGAGGGCAGAGCAGAGGGCGCAGCTGCCCCGACAAGGGGTACTATCCCCGTTGGGGAACGGCCCCCTATGCGCTTTTTTCGCTACTTGCTCAATGGGGGCCGTTTGCTATTGACACGCCGCGCCCGCGCGCGTATTGTATCGAACATGAGCCGGTGGCGAAAATTGCTGGGGACACGGAGGGAGAGGTTCCGCGCTGCCGACCTCGTTTTAGTCGCGCCCGCCGGGCGCCGGCGCTCAAAGTTGCAGGTGGGCAGCCGGGTGCGCCTGAGCAGCGGCGGGCCTGTCGTCACAGTCGTCGATGTGAGAGAGGACGAGCGCGTCACCATATCCTGGCGAGGCGGCTCCGGCTTGGTCTACGAGACCGATCTGCCCGAGGTCTGCTTGCAACTCGTTGGTACATGAAGATGGCACCCCCGAAGAAAGTGAATTGGTGGCACACCGAGATCGTAACCTGGATGCTCGGGCACCCGGACGGGAAGCTGCGCGAGTGCGCGGAGCACTTCGACGTTACGCAGCCTTGGCTCAGCACCATTATCAACTGTGACGCCTTCAAGGACTACGCGGGCAAGCGTATGAAGGAGCACCACTCGCTTGTGAGCCAGAGTGTGATCGAGCAGGTAGAGGGGCTCGGCGCCCTCTCGCTTGACATTTTGGCCGAGAGATTTGAGGAAAGCCGCGACTCGGTGCCGCTGGGGATTGTCAAAGAGACTGCCGACATGGCCCTGAAGGCGCTGGGCTACGGCAGCCGAGTAAGCGTCGATGCCAGGGGCGCGCGCAACGTCAACATTGCCCTTGTTGATCCAGCAGACCTCGCCCGCGCTCGCGGACACCTGCGCGCCCGGCAGGAAGCGGACGAGGCTGATGCCCCCGAGCAAAAAGTGGCCGCACTGCCCGCCGCCTCATAACTTCGTTCCTGCGGGGGTGGTTACCGCTGCCGAGTTGCAGCAGGAGCCGCCGCCGTTTATAGCCAGGATAAGAGCGACAGGAGCGCGGGCCGAGGGGCTCCGCTACGAGCGGAAAGGGCAGCGGTACTTTGAAGCGACCTACCCCGAATACGTTGCCGGGCCTTGGATCAGGTTCCGAACCGCCGGCGCCTGGCGTTGGTGCCAGCCGGACGGGTTTTTCCTCGGGCTTCGCCGCGGCCTCATTACGGTGGTCGAATTTAAGCTCCAACATACCAGCGCGGCGTGGTGGCAGGTTCGGCATCTATACGAGCCCGTGCTTGCAAGTCTTTTTGGTGTGGACCTCTGGCAGTTTGCTGCCATCGAGGTTGTCAGTTGGTGCGACCCTCACACGGCTTTCCCAGAGCACTTCACATTCCTTAAGGACCCAAGCGCGGCGCGCCCCGGCAGCTTTAACGTCCACATCTGGCGAGGGTAGCGCTGGTGTCTGAAAAGCAACTCACCGCAGCAGAGGTGGTCGAGCTTGGAGCCGTAGACTCGCAGTTCTTCTGCTCCTACTTCTTCCCGCGTACAGCGCGCCAAGACCCGCCGGCCTTCCACACCAAGATCTGGGACATGATGGAGTCCAAGCACAGGCTCATCAATATCCAAGTGTTCCGCGGGGGCGCGAAGACTTCCATCTGCCGTCTCTACACGGCCAAGCGCATAGCCTACGGCCTTGCCCACACTATCCTCTATCTGGGCCGTGCTGAGAGCCACGCGATCAGGAGCGTCAACTGGCTGCGCACGCAGGTCGAGCACAACAGGCGCTACTCGCAAATCTTCGGCTTGCGCCCCGGCGACAAGTGGCAGGACGTGGAGGCTCAAATATGGCACGGCGCGGATGAGTACCCCATCTGGATCATGGGAATGGGCATCACTGGCACGGTGCGAGGTATCAACCGCGACGACTTTCGTCCTGACCTTATCGTGTGCGACGACATACTCGACAACGAGAACTGTGCCACGGAGGACCAGCGCGAAAAGGTCTCCGAGCTTCTCTACGGTGCCATCATGCGGTCTCTCGCACCTGCGTCCGAGGCTCCCGATGCGAAGCTGGTGATGCTCAACACACCGCTGCACAAAGAGGACGTCTCGACGTTGGCGCTTAAGGACGAGGAGTGGCGTAGCGCCGTGCATGGCTGCTGGACGTCAGAGACTCAAGAGTCCCCCCTGCAGCAGCAGGAGAGCTCCTGGCCCGAGCGCTACCCATCTGTGGTGCTGCGGAAGGAGAAGTCTGCTGCCGCCGCGCGGAATAAGCTCTCGGGCTTCATCCGCGAGATGGAGTGCAGGCTCGTCTCGCCTGAGACAAGTGACTTCAAAGAGGAGTGGCTGCGGTTCTACGACATAGAGCCCGAAGGCCTGCGCACCGTTATGGTCATTGACCCGGTGCCGCCTCCGAGTGAGAAGCAGATCGCCGCTGGCTTCAAGGGCAAGGACTATGAGGCGCTCGCTGTAGTCGGCCGGCGCGGCCAGGACTACTACCTTCTCGAGTACTCCCTAAACCGCGGCCACAACCCCAGTTGGACGATAGCGGAGTTCTTCCGCCTCGGTATTCGCTGGAACCCGTTTCGCATCTATGTCGAGTCCACGGCCTACCAGCGGACCCTCGCGTGGCTCCTCAAGGAGGCGATGGAGCAGCAGCGCCGCTGGTTTGTCATTGAGGAGTTCGACGACCGGCGCTCGAAGCGCGACAAGATCATAGATGGGCTGAGCGGGCCGGCCGCCGCCGGGCATATCTACATTCGCAAGTCGCACACGGATTTCATTTCTCAGTTTCGTGACTACCCCGCCATTGCCAACGACGACCTTATCGAGGCAATGGCGCTAGGCGTGAAGGCCCTCCAAGGCGCCGGCTACGATAGCGAGGCCGAGGCGCATATGCGGGAAGAGGAAGACGACATTCCTGCCCTCGAATACGCGAGAGGCGCCCCATGACGACGCTCGATATTAAGTTCGGCGGCAAGCTCCACACGCGCATCCTCCAAGGCGTGCGCGGCAGGGTAAAGGCGAGCAAGGACGCACTCGGCTCGAAGCACACCCAATGGCGCCAGGCCGAGGAAGCCGCCCTTGCCTACCTGCCTGAGCGAGCCATCGACGCCAAGCGGCGCGCCGTTCGCGAGGCTGGAAAGCCAATCTACACGACCATCCAAATTCCTTACACCTACGCCGTCCTGATGGCTTCCCACACGTACTGGACGACCGTATTCATGTCGCGTTCGCCTGTGCTTCAATTCACGGGGCGCCACGGCGAGGCGGAGAACCAAATTCAAGCCTTAGAGGCACTCATCGACTACCAAGTGCAAGTGGGCGGCATGGTCGCACCTTGGTACATTTGGCTGCACGACGTCGGCAAGTATGGCGTGGGTATCGTTGGTGACTTCTGGGACGAGCAGTTCTCGAACGTGGCCCAGATCGTCGAAGAGGAGGAGTCCATCTTTGGCGTCCTGAGGACCGGCCGCATGAAGAAGCGCAAGGTGACGCAGCGCGTTCGTGGCTACACAGGAAATCGCATTTACAACATACGCCCCTTCGACTTCTTTCCTGACCCGCGGTTGCCAATGCAACGCTTCCAGGAGGGCGAGTTTGCTGCTGTCTACAACGAGGTCGGCTGGAACACCGTACTCAAGCGGGCAGAGCTGGGCCTCTACATGAACCTCGATCACATACCAAGGCGCAGCGGTGTAGGCGGCCGCGAGGAGGGCAGTGCGCAGCTGGAGCTTCCTGGTGCTGTGACGCCGAGTGTCTTCGATAGGCGCCCGCAAGACCTGGTCAAGTTCCACGAGACCGTCGTTGAGCTGGTCCCGAACGACTGGTTCCTCGGCAGCAGCAAGACTCCTGAGAAGTGGGTCTTCACGTCTACAAGCGACTTCACTGTCGTCATGGGCGCGCAGCCGCTCGGTCTCCTCCACGACAAGTTCCCTTACCACGTTATTGTATTCGAGCCCGAAGGCTATGCCCTCGCGGGCCGCGGCATCCCGGAGGTTCTGAAGCCAGTCCAGAACACGATGGACTGGCTCATCAACGCGCACTTTTATAATGTCCGTAAGGCGCTCAACGACCAGTTTATCGTCGACCCTTCTCGGATCGTTATGAAGGACGCGCAGGACCCACTCCCCGGCGGCATGATCCGCCTGAAGCCCTCAGCCTATGGCACTGACCCGGCCTTGGCAATGAAGCAATTGCAGGTTGTGGACGTGACTCAGAACCATATGCGTGACCTGCGGGAGATACTCGCCATCGGAGAGCGCACCATCGGCGTGAGCGACGCAATACTTGGTGCGCTCCCTCAAGGCGGGAGAAAGACGGCCACGGAGGTGCGTACCTCTAGCACCTTCGGTATCAACCGCCTTAAGACCGCGGCTGAGTGGTTCAGCGCCCTCGGGTGGGGGCCGATGGCCCAGATGCTCGTGCAGAACTCGCAGCAGCTCTACGACGAGACGATGAAGTTTCGCATAACCGGCGACCTTGCACAAGAAGCGGGGCCGAAGTTTGTGGAGGTCAATCCTGAAGCCATTCAGGGCTTCTACGACTTCGTGCCTGTAGACGGCACGCTTCCCGTAGACCGCTTCGCGCAGGCGAACCTCTGGCGAGAGTTGTTCGGGCAGTTGAGGAACTTCCCTGAGGTGGCGGCGAAGTATGACTTAGCGCGTATCTTTGCTTGGGTCGCGCAACTTGCCGGCCTCAAGAACATCAACCAGTTTCGCGTTCAGGTGCAGGACGATGGGCTGCTGGCGCGGGAGGCGGAGCGGGGCAACATCGTGCCGCTGCCCACAGCAGGCTCACGCGATCTCACTCGCGTGTCCGAGCCTGGACAGGTATCTGGCCTTGGGACGACAGGCTGATGGTTGACCCGGAGCGCCTTGGCGAGTCCTTGAGGGCGAAGAACCTTATGGTTCTATTGCTGGCGAGCGAGGGCTGGAAAGCGCTTTGCAAGATACTTGAGGCGCAAGTCCACACACGCAGGCAGGAGTACGAGTTGGCCCCCCTCGAGAGTTTAGACGCCTTGCCTAAGCAGGAGTACATGAAGGGGGAAGTGGCGTCCCTCAGCATGGTGTTAAACCTTCCACAGGCAATAATTGACGGCGAGCAGCCTGTCATAGACGCGGCGAAAGAAGAGGAGCGAGAGGAAGATGGCGAAGAAGAAGCAAGTTTCGACGAAGAGTGAGGAGTCGCCTGCTGCCGCACCGGCGGCAGAGGTCCGAACGCCTGCGGAGTCTGCACCGGCGGAGACTGCACCGGCAGCGCCTGCCCCTGCTGAGACCCCTGGTGAAGCCCCCGCCGAGGAGAAGCCTGCGGCCGAAGCCCCCGCGGCGGAGCCCGAGACTCCCTCGGGCGACATTCCCGAAGGCGAAATGAACGCCTTCTTAAAAGACGACGAGGATGACCTCGACGAAGCACCCGCGGACTCTGGACAGGCCAAGGAGGCGAAGCCAGAGGAGGCGCCTGTAGCCGAGGGCGAGAAGCCCGCAGAGGCTGAGGCTGCTCCCGAAGCCAAGCCCGCTGAAGCCAAGCCAGAGGAGGCGGCACCGGAGGAACCCGCAGTCCCACCGGCTGGGGAGCCTCCGCAACCGCAGCCCACCGAGGAGGAACTCCATGAGCAATACGCTACTTGGCGCACTGGCGCTGAGGAAGCCCTCGCCAAGGGGCACTACCTGCTCGATGAAAAGACGGTGGAGGAACTCGAGGACCCAGAGTCCGCGGCGACGGTAATTCCGCGGCTCATGTCTCGAGTCTACTTGGATGCTGTGACCGCTTCGGTCGGGCACGTTCTGGCCGCTTTGCCTCAGCTCATAACGTCTATGAACGAGGTACAGCGGCAGTCGGACAAGTCGGAGGCAAGCTTCTTCGAGGCCTGGCCTCAGTTGAAGGACCACCGCCCCGACATAATCCGGCTCGGCCAGATGTATAGGCAAGTCTTCCCTCAGGCTTCTGAGGTGGACTTCGTACGGGAGGTGGGGTCGCAGGCGCTAATCGCGCTGAAAATCCCGATGGAGGCTCCGGAAGCGAAGCCCTCCGCGCCTGTCGTTAAGCCTTTCACGCCTGCCGTGGGCGCTGGTGCTCCCGCAGGAGCGGCGCAGCCAGAAATCAACCCGTTCGAGCAACTCTCTGACGATATGGGTCAGGAGCAACTCGACTTGGACAATTGAAAGGAGCATGTTAAATGGCTGCTGTTGCAGGCCTGCGCGGAACAGGCGACTGGGCTACTGACGAACGCCCTAAGAATTTCCGCGAGCTGATCCTGTTTCGGAACCCGAATGGGACAGCGCCCATCTTTGCCCTCATGGCGAGGGTGCAGAAGGAGAGCGTAAACGACCCCGACTTTTCCTGGTGGGACGAGCCGAATGACATCATCCGCTTGACGGTGAACGGTGCATTGGGCGCTGGCGACCTGGTTGTCGTCGTTGACAGCGCAGACCCGTCAACTTCCGCTCCAGGTAACGTTTGGGGAGTGGCGACGCACCTTGTGGCGGGCGACTTGCTCTTGGTGGAGCCGTCGGCGGACAACGCGACCTTCGACCACGAAGTTCTCGAGGTCGTCAGTGTTGCAAGCGATACCACCTTCACAGTCAAGCGCGGTGCTGCAGGCACGACTGCAGCTGCGATTGCCGACGATGCAAGTCTCTTCAAAATCGGCACCGCGTTCGCTGAGGGTACTGCGGCGGCAACGGCTGTGTCGCGGAACCCGATCAAATACAACAACCTCACGCAGATCTTCAAGACTTCATACGAGATCACGGGGTCTGCGGAGCAGACTAAGACTCGTACAGGCGACCCTGTCGCAAACGACAAGAAGCGGCGGGCGTTCGACCATGCAAGAGATATCGAGACTGCGATCCTGTGGGGGCAGAAGAAGGAAGTCACTGGCCCGAACGGGAAGCCGTTGCGTACGATGGATGGGCTGAGGAAGTTCATTCCGGCCGCGACGACGACCATCTTCTCGGCTGACCCGACGGTTTCGACCTTCCTCGACGCGGTTTTCCCCGTTTTCGACTTTGACACACAGGCCGGAGACGAGCGTATCGCCTTCTGCGGGAACACCGCGCTCAACGTGCTGAACAAGATGATCCAGACGGACTCGAACACGCAAATTCAGTTCGGCGGGGTCATTAAGCAGTTCGGCATGAACTTCCGTGAGTTCATCCTGCCTCAGGGCCGGCTGTTCCTGCGGACTCATCCGCTGATGAACCGAAACCCTCTCTACAGTCAGGCCATGTTCATCATCGACTTCAGTGCGCTCCGCTGGCGCCCGCTGAAGAACAGGGACACCAGGTTCAAGGACAACATCCAGAACAAGGATGAGGACCTGCGGCGAGGTGAGTGGCTGACTGAAGCCGGCTTGGAGGTCCGCTACGGCGGGCTGACTTGCGGCTACTTAGGCGAGATCGACTAAGGGATCGTCCCTTAGCCGTAATGACGGGGCTGCCGGGCTCGAAAGGGCGTTGCAGTTCCTAAGGTGGGGGTGAAATCGGAGGGGCGTAGCTCCCCTCCCACCCTTGCAGAGAGGTAACGAAATGTCACAGGTAAACATTCAAGGCGGCACCGTCGAAGGTCTCGATAAACTGGAGACCAAAGTCGCCGGTCATACGCACCTTCGCGGCCGGGTCACTGGCATCGGCCTGCCGAAGCGCTTCGAGCTCCGGTGGGACGGAGGGCGCTTCGGCATTCCCTCTGCCAATGCAGACATTCTGAGTGCCGTGGAGGCTACTAACATCACGTGCGATCGGGACTTCGAGATCCTCGGCGTGAACGCTACTACTGATGACGCTCTCATCTACGTGGAGGGCGGCATCGAGATGAAAACCAGCGGTGCCGACGGTGACGAGTGCATCCTGGTCCCGCATCTGGACGCCAACCAGACGGCGTGGAACTTGGTCACTTGGGGCACGGATAAGGAGGTGGAGTGGGAATGCTTCATTGAGTCTGGTGGGGCTGTGACCAACTTCATCTTCTGGGCTGGCCTGAAACTCACCAACACCGAGGTTAAGGCCACCGATGCCGACCAGGTCTACTTCCGCGTCGAGAACGGCGTGAACAGTGGTAAGTGGGAGACCATTTACTCCATCGGCGGTACAGACACTGTGGCTGACTCCGGTGTGGCAGCGGTCACGGCCGGCACCAAGTACCACCTCAAGATCACCATTGACACGCTGCGCATCGCCAGGTTCTACATCGACGACGTGCTCGTGGCGACTTCGACAGCGCTGACTGACACTACCGATCTCAAGCCTTACATTGGCGTTGCCAACGACGGTACCGGAGCTGTCAAGGCACTTCGTGTATACAGCCAGGCGATCAGTCGGATCGCTGGCTAAGCAGTCTGCGGAGCGGGAGGAGTCTAAGTCCTCCTCCCCTCCCCGATTATAGACAAGGATTAGACCTATGGGTGCGATCAGCGTTCTTGACAATCGTTCGCGGCTGGCTGGCAAAGGTGACGTCTTTGCTCTCGCCTGGCCGAGGCACGTTTTCTCGTCGGTGCTTACTGCTGACACGAACAAAAGTTTCACTGTCCCGGCAGACGCGGCTTATGTGGTGTTCTCTGCGAATGGAGACTTCTACGTAGGGTACGACGAGGCGGCGGCGGTTCCTTTGGGGGACACAGTGGACGGCACGGCACAGGAGCTGAACCCTGGAGTTCGGTACATTTCAGGTCTCTCCACGGTGCAGGTGATTTCCGAAGCGGCGATAAAGATTACGCTGCAGTGGTTTAAGGAATAGGGGGCAAGGAGGAACGAGATATGAGTTTTCCTCATCCTTTCAGTGTCCGCTCCCCCGCAGGGGGCGGAGACCTGACAGGTGTGCTTGGTATCGTAGCCGGGACAGTGGCGCTGCCCGGCCTCCGCGGCGTAGGAGACCCGAACACAGGCATTTACCTTCCGGCTGCCGACGAGGTTGCCGTCGCCGCTGGCGGTGTGGAAATAGCCCGGCTTACTTCCTCTGGTGTTCGTATTCCAGATGGAAGTGCACTAGCCTTAGAACTGGGGGCTGGTTCTGACTCCCGCGTCTACTATGACGGCACTGACACCTTTTGGGACTTGCAAGCTGTCGGAACTGGTGGCCTGATGGTCGCATTGGCCACAGGTTTTCCAAGTCCAGATAGGAATAAAGTACATATTTGGGGTGGCACAGCAGGAGCTGTCTTATCGCAAGATGCGGCTTCGCTCCTTGTAATTGAAAGCGACGGGGCCGCTTACATTAACTTTTTGACCCCCAATAACGTCCTCCAAGGTCTTCGGTTCGGTGATCCTCAAAATGCCGATGCTGGGTTATTTGCATATGACCATACTCTAACGTGCCTTCGGACATTTACTGAGGGTGTTGAAAGGCTCCGCCATGTTGCTAATCGGTTCATTTTTCAAGAAGATATCGCTATAGAAAGCACTGGCACCATAGATTTACAAGGCACGGGGATAGTTACTGTTAATGACGATGGACTCGACGTAGACTTTCGCGTCGAGAGTCTCAACAATGCGAATATGCTGGTCATCGACGCAGGCGCGGATAACGTCGGTATCGGCGTAGCACCTAACGCCAATCGTCAGTTCGACCTTGCAGGGGCTTTTAGCGGCAATACAAGATTATCTGTTGGTGACACACTTACTGCAAGTGCTGAAGCCCAACAGGCCTTCATTGGTGGAACTATCGAAGCTGCTGTAAGCTCAAATGCTCATGGGATTAGAATTGGTCCCACGTTGGTAAAGGCGGGTTCGGGCACTCATAATGATTTTACCTCTATGCAAATTGCCCCGCCTGTAGTTACAGCTAACAGTTCGACACTTACCAACGCCACAACATTCAAAATCACTGGCGCCCCCACTGGCGCTGTGAACAACTATGCTCTTTGGGTGACAGGTCTAAGTCAGTTTGCAGGAGATATCGTTCCTGAGGCCGATGGGACTAGAGACCTCGGCGTCCAGACTACGGGACAGTGGGCTAATCTGTGGGCCGACTTGGTGAACGGTGCCGACATTATGATTGCTAACAAATGGCGAATGTTGGAGTCCGAACTCTACGCCGGTTATCCGAAGGGCTGGGCTATTGGACACGACGGTGCGTGGGTTGATGGCAAGTCTCTATGGAAGAACCCCACTATGGTGCTCCCTGAGCAACGTCCTGTGTTTGCGGTGACAGATGAATTTATCGAATACAAGGGGCGGCGTTTGACGCCAGCCATATTGGACAAGCTCCTTGAATTAGTAAAGGATTTGTAGAATGCGACAGATCAGCGACGAACTTGTGCAAGCTATTCTTAACTACCTTGTAACTAGGCCATACAACGAGGTATACAAGGCAATATCGGCTCTCCGCGAACTTCCTACAATGCCTGAACCGGGACCCAAGAAAGACACTAAGCCGAAATCTACGGAAGGGAGCAGTTAGTATGGCCTTACACCTTCATGAACTCAGTGAGGGCTCCCACGCGCCTGTCACTGTCACGCTCGACCTCAGCGACGAAGAGATTAAGAAGTTCAAGATCGGCCAGAAGATCGAAGTCACTATCCGCGGCTCGGTCGGGATGCTCCAAGTCCCGCCGCAGGGCTCAAGCGACGAGGACCCTGCTATAATGGGCATACGCATGACGGGGCAGAAGATCAAACGCTTCAACGAGTTCGCGGAGCTCGCCGAGGATGAGGACGAGGAGGACTGAGCATGGCTGATGGCGTATTCAACATCGCCAAGGGCGCAGTCGCCGAGAAAGTACGAGACGATGCAGCGAAGCTCGGGGTGCTTCTGCTAAAGGTCGCCCAGGCTGACGCCGTTCTCGCGGATCACGACGATCTGGCAGCTCTCCTCGCTGCGGCCAACACGGAAGCGGTCTTCACTAATTATGCTCGCAAGACGGGCCTCACAGGCACGATCACAGTTGATGACACTAACGAGCGTGTGGACGTGGACGTGCCGGACCAGACCTGGGCGGCAGCCGGCAACGGCGCCAACGACACGCTGGTGAAGCTCATAGTTTTCTACGAGGAAGCTGCGGCAGATGCGACTCGTATTCCACTGACTCACCACGACTTCGCCACCACGACTGATGGATCAGACTTGACGGCGAAGATGAACGCAGCCGGCTTCTTCAGGTCGAGCTGAGAGGAGCGCTTCGAATGGCAGCTTGGGACCTCGACGGCGCGACTTGGGACAGTGACGCCAGTGTTTGGGACTTGGCCGACACGGAGATAACCGTCGGCCTTCCTACAGAGGCGGGAGCGTCCTTAGCCATAGTGATGGAGAGGGCTTACACTCTCGGCCTCCCGACAGAGGCGGTGTCCGCGTTGGGCATAGTGGCAGACAGGGCCCTTACGCTTGGTCTCCCAGCGGAGGTGGCGCTGGCCCTTGCCGTCGTGGCGGAGCGAGCCCTCACGCTTGGTCTGCCCACAGAGGCCGACAGTGGCTTGGCTATTGTCTTAGAGAGGACATACGCCCTCGGGCTTGCGCTCGCCACGGATCAGGGCCTCAGCGTCACCCCCGACAGAGCCTACCTGGTTGGGCTTCCCGAGGAAGCCAGCGAAGCCTTTCACATCTTTGCAATGCTCCATGAGGCGGCCTTGTCCTCGTCGTGGGCAGAGGAGGGAGCAGTCGCTGACGGCTGGACGGAAGAGGCCCCCGTCAGCTCACCGTGGACTCTGCCATGAAGAGAAGCGCCGCCGTCACCCGCATCCAGCGCACCCTCGCGTTCACTACGGCTCTGGGTACGGAGATCATCGACGCCTTGCAGGACGCGCAGCAGGAGCTCGAAATGGAGCCGAGTCTCCCTTGGTTCTTGCTGACTGAAGTCGCGAGCGTCTCTACCGTGAAGGATGAGGAGCGGGTGGCGCTCCCTGCGGGCTTCATTCGTGAGTGGGAAGATGATGCTCTCTGGTACTTCGACGGGGCTGCTACCGCGGACGAGGATAAGTGGACTCCGCTGACAAAGGACGACATTGAGTTCTTGCGAGGAGACCTTCCTGGGGGCGGCAAGCCCAGTAAGTACGCGATAGATGGCTTATACTATCGTATATTCCCCACGCCTGACGACGTGTTCACGCTGAAGCAAATCTACTACGCGGAGGACGCTGTGCTGACTTCGGACATTGAAAATGAATGGCTTAAGAATGCTCCGACGCTGATGCTCGGTGTGGCTGGGCTTAAGGTCTCGTCTGCTTCTCGCGACGCAGATGCCTCCGCGGAGTTCCAACGCCTGGAGTCCCGCGGGCGCGCCTTGGTGGCGGTCCAGAACGAGGCGCGGCGCCACGCGAACCAGAGGTATATTATGGGCGGCAGTGATTTTGAATGTTGTGGCGTTGGTAAGTGTCGAACTGTTAGCTGTAACTACAGGCGGGGCAATTTGCATAGAGGTAAAATCATTA